AAGGACACGCTGGAAGCGGTTGTCGCCGGTGCGACGACGCTGGCTGCGGCTGGCCCTGCCCTGATGCTTGCCGGAGGCGCGTTCCGGCTGATTGGCTATGCACTGACCCCGGCGGGCGGCATTGGCCTTGGCCTTGTTGCCCTGACGGCTGCGGCTGCGGCACTCAAGGAGCTGCAGGAAGCGGATTTTGCGGACAACTTCGGCGATATGGAGCTGGACACGGAATCCCTGTCCGCCTATGTGACCGGGCTTGGCGAGGATTTCAAGGCGAGTTACACCGAAGTCAACACATTCAAAGAAGCGCTTGACAATGCCGTAGAGAGCTACAAAACCGCAAGCACGACCTTTGCCAGCGACCTCCTGACCTCCATGCTAACCGGCGCGACGCTTTCCGAAACAGACAAGGCATCGCTCATGAGCCTTGGATCGGATATGCACCTGGCGCTGCTTGAGGGCATCACCAACTCCACGGCAGCGACCATGAGTTATTGGGAAATGCTCTTTGGCGGCTCGGAAGAAGCACCTTACGATCCTGATTATCAGGAGATAATTAAGCTGACCAATACCAGCTATCAGAACGCGCTTGCACAGGCGCAGTCCATCAGTCAGGGCTTCCGCGACGCGCTGACCAGCGCTTTTGACGACGGAACTATTTCCCAAGAGGAATATGCAGAACTGCAAAAATGGATGCAGTCCTACAATGAAGCCATGGGAAAGGCCGCCGCAGAGGCACAGGACAGAGAGAACAGAATAGCTCTTGAAAAACTGCTCTACAAATCGCAAACTGCAAGTTTCGATTCGATAACCGAATACGCAGGCATGATCCAGGATGCACGCAAGGCCACCCTTGCCGATGCGGAAAATGAGTACTTAGACGAAAGAAGCGGCCTCATAGTCGATGGTGCGGATCAAAGTCTTATCGATGCAACAGACGCGAAATACAGAGATCACGTTGAAGAACTCAATAAACCGTACGATGAAGCCCTTATGCGGTTGTGGGATTACAGCATCCAAAACAGCGATCTCGCATCGACTTACAACGAACTTGGCACCCTTGCTGATCGTGTCCTTAGTGGAGAACTAACTGCCGAAACAGCCGTCAAGCTATTCAAGGATATATACGGAAACAACTCCTACGCCGGAGAAGCGGACTTCATGGGAGACAATGTAAGAAGTCAGCTTGCTCCGTATCTCGCCAGAATGATTACTGGATATGGCGGATACGAAGGCTTGATGGACAAGGTTGCGTATTATGAAAAACTTGGCGACACAGAAAGTGCAGCATACCTCCGCAGGCTGTATGCGATGCAGCAAATCAATGATAACTTCGCAGAAACCGGCGTTGTCAACTATGACGGAATCATCGCATCACTATTCGGGGACAGTGTGGTATACAGCTCTGCAGCTGGTGAATATTCCACCAATCAGGCTCAGAAAAAAGAATTTCTGGCAGATATTGAAGGATACATCACTAATTACAGCGTTGACGTTGCGCGAAAAACCGTGGAAGCATTCAGCGGGAAAAAGAACGACCTCGGAGCTTATTTTGAAGCTATCGGACGAGGAATCAAGTATGAAGACGGCAGCGAGTTCGCCTTTCAACCTCTGAATGGATATTACGTAGATGAACTTGAGCATATCATGGACGGGCTTAGAAGCGTCTATGATTTTGAAAAGGTTCTTGCGGATGAATCCACAGTTTTTGCCGAATCTGGCTCTGCTTACAGAGATTACATTGCTGCGTACTCATTGCTGTACGGCAATGCCAGCCAGAACGCCAGCGATTACCTGATCCAAGCACAGGTTGAGCCGGTCGTGCCGGAAGGAGCTATTCAGGAAGCAGCGGGAGACGCGACGATCCCTGCGGAGGTTGTGCCTGAAACAGGCGGAGAAACCGAAGCGGTAGCCATTCCGGCAGAGGTGACGGGGCAGACCGAGGCTGCAGCCGACGCGCTTGCAGACGCACAGGGCGTAATGGATGCCGGTCTGACGGCTGACGCATCCGTAACCGGCCTGTATGCCAGCGCAGTTGCAGAACGTGCCAGCGCACAGGCGTATCTATCTGCCAATCCCGGAAAATGGAAGGTCAACACCGTGCGCACAGGAAGTCTGCTGGGCGGCCTGTTCGCCGAGGGCGGACGCGCTACGGTTCCGTCGATCTTCGGTGAAGCCGGGCCGGAATGGGCGATCCCGGAAGAACACACGGACAGGGTGGCCAGCCTGTTCAACGCCGCCCGCGAGGCGGCGGGATTTACCTGGCCGGAACTGATCGAACGCAACGGCGGACTGAATGCAGGAGGAACGATGCCTACGCAGATTGTGTATGCGCCGACCATTGTAGCCAATGACGCCAGCGGTGTCGAGCAAAAACTGATTGAGGACAAAGAACGCCTTAACCAGTGGTGGGAAGAAAAGAAGATGCGCGATGATGTGGAGGTGTTTGCATGACGCTTAGCGGATACACATACCAGTGCAGCGCCGGTGAAACCTTTGACACGGTTGCGCTGGCTGTATATGACGACGAGAAATATGCGGCAGAGCTGATGACGGCCAATCCTGACCTGGTACACATGATGGTGTTTGAGGGCGGAGAGTTGCTTTTTCTGCCGGTTGTTGAGAAACCCGACGAGGACGGCGAAACTGAATATACTCCCAGCCAAGCACCGTGGAAGGAGGGATAACAGATGGCTGAAATCGGTTCCTGGAAGGGCCACACCTTTACGGTGTCGCCGACACTGATCCGCAGCTTTTCCGGCCTGACGATCAAGGGAAGCAGCGAAACCGAGGACAAGACCGGCAGCGGCCAGAAGTATGTTTCCCGAAAGAATGGCAATCCGTCTGAAATCTCGCTTACTGTTGAGCTGAACGCCCTGACAGGATGCAACGTCAAGGATGAAGCCCTGCAGTTCGTCAATCAGGCACACAATGGCGCGAAAGACTATTTTTATCTCGGAGGAAAAAAACTGGTTGCCTGCCAGTTGATGCTTGTGGAAGCCTCCGTCACAGAAACGGCCATTGCCGCAAACGGGACGTGGACGAGCTGCAAGGTCAAACTGGTCATGAAGCAGTGCGCCAAGTACGACGGCACGGGAAGCGACAGCGGATCGGGCGGCGGCGGAAGCGGCGGAGGCAACGGCAGTTCGGGAGGCTCTAAAAAGACCTCCACAAAGAAGTCTACGTCCTTGGTAAGCAAAGTTGTTGACACTGCAAAGAAAGTAGCTACTGCCGTTAAAACAGCCGTTCAGACCGTTGCTTCCAAGGTCAGCTCCGTTGTATCTGCAGTTAAAAAAATCAACACTGTGGTCAGCAATGCCAAGAAAGCATCGGCTCCCGCGAAGAAAACCACGCCAGTTGTTAAGAAGGTATCGACAGCCAGCAAGAAGATCAAGGCACTTGCGAAGTGAGGGGTGAAGAATGGCACAGTACATCATTACAAACCAGCCTGCGCCCATTGACTTTGAATGCAATAACGAGATCATCATGCGCACGCTGCAAAATGCGAAGAATCTGCTGATGTGCCGGATGGGAGAAGTCCCTTTCGACCGATACAGAGGATTCGATCCGGCGCTCTACGACCTTCCGATCCAGCAGCTCAGAGAGAAACTGCTGCCGGAACTGGACAGGATCATGCTGTGGGAGCCGGATGTTGAGGTTGTGGATGCGGAATGTTCCTTGAGTGAGGACGGCGAAATTCTGATTGAAGCAACCATTGAGATTACCATTGACGAGTAACGGAGGTGATTGAATTGGATAACGAAATTCATTATCTCACATACGACCCTGACGCGATATGGCTTGAAGCGATCAAAGCCTATGTGGAAGCGGGCGGCGACGTGCTGTATCCGGGCGACGAAAAGGAAATGCTGCTGCGCGGCGTCCTTGCTGTCGTCATGCAGGTATTTGCGGGCGTTGACGCCGCGCTGCGCATGGACACGCTGCGCTATGCCCTGGGTGAATACCTCGATCTGTACGGCGAGGGACGCAACTGCATACGTATTCCCGCGCAGGCAGCTACGACCGATGTTGAGATCATCTTCCATGCCAGCGGTACGGCAAAAACCATCGAGGCCGGTACGGCACTGACTGCCGACGGCGAGAAGCTGTATCTGCTTGCGGAGGATGTGCAGCAGACCGGCTATGAGCAGACGATCACCGCAAAGATCATCTGCCACGACGAGGGCGGAATCGGCAATTCCCTGCTTGCCGGTACACAAATGCAGTTCATGATCCCCAACCCTGCCGTGACGAGCATATTTGTGCTGAAGGACGCCAGCGGCGGCCAGGATGAAGAAGATGACGAAACCTACCGAGAGCGCATCCGAACCTTCGGCCTTATCAGCACCACGACCGGCCCGCAGGCGCAGTATGAGAGTGCAGCAAAGAATGTCACCAGCGAAATTCTGGACGCCAGAGCCTTGAATATGGGCGACGGCATTGTTGGCGTATATCTGCTGCTGGCAAGCGACACCGGCTCCACGGCCATCATCGAGAACGTGGAAAAGGCGTTGAACGCCGAAAGCGTGCGACCGCTGACGGATACTGTCGTAGTCAGTCAGGCAACACAGCTTAAATACACACTGAATATCCAGTACAGCCAGGAAATCGGAAGCAACATCACCGCCGCCATCGCAGAGGCGGTAGAGGAATACCGGGCATGGCAGGATGAAACGATTGGCCGTCCGTTCAACCCGGACAAGCTGATGGTTATGCTGTATCAGGCGGGTGCGCTGCGTGTTACCTGGGGCGAGGGCAGCAATTTCAACGGCGGAGACGTGGTATACACGGACATTGCCAAGAATGCCCATTGCAAGGGCGAAATCAAACTGGCGGTGGTCACATGATTAACTTCAGCATCCATCAGCTTTTCCCCGATTTTATCCTTGAGGACAAGAACGGATTTGCCATGGCAAAGGCCATCGAGAAGATGCTGCAGATCATGTGCGATACTGTCCGAAACGGCGTTGATACAGTCAAGGATGTGGAGAAGATGCCCGAATGGCGGCTTGACGAGCTGGCCTGGGAATACAACTGCCCATATGACTACAATGCCGATGTAGAGAAAAAACGACGCTGGATACGCGACGCCAATACGCTCAACAGCCTCTACGGCACACGCGAAGCCATCTATCAGTATCTTATCGGATATTTTGACGATGTGAAGCTGGAAGAAGCCAGAGAGTACGGCGGCGATCCGTTCCACTTCCGCCTGATCTTTACCGGCCTTTGGGATACTGATAAGGTGACATGGGCTACCAACGCCATCAACATGGTCAAGAACGTGCGCAGCGTTCTTGACTATTACAATTTCAAGAACAAATGGGACATGCTTGTTTACGCCGGGTGCGCCCTTTATGGAGAAAGCAAAGGGGTATTCCACGTCCCGACCGTCGCGCTTGACGAAGTGAGATGGTATGTGGACGAAGTGGAAGATATGCTGACCGACGAAAATGGCCTGATCTTCTTTGTGGAGGGCTGAGTATGATTTCGACGATCCCGAATTTGACCAACATCGGAAAGAGCCTGCTTGTCCGAGCCATTGGCGGAGAAACGATTACGTTTACCTGCTTCAAGATCGGCGATGGCAGGCTGAGAACCAACCAGACGGAGGAAAGTCTGACTGACCTTATCAGTCCGAAGGTTTCCTTTGACATCAATGAACTGGATGCTTCCCAGGACGGATATGTGAGCCTGACCGGCACGTTTGACAGCGGCGACATTACATCCGACTTCGACTGGCGAGAGCTGGGGCTTTTCTGCAAGGGCGAGGACGGCATTGAACAGCTTTATGCATACGCCAACAGCGGGGATGATGCGGGGCTTCTGCCCGCGCTGCGCACCGACGTACTGACAGAGCAAACCATCACTCTGATTGTGGCGGTAGGCGATGCGGAACAGGTGACGGCGCTGGTATCGCCCAAGAAGCAGTACGCGGAAAAGAAAGACCTTGAGGATCACGCGAACAGCCGATCCAATCCGCATAACGTCACCAAAAAGCAAGTGGGTCTGAGCGAGGTTGAGAACGTTTCGCCCAGCAACATGCAAATCAATTTCACTGAGGCGCAAACCCCTGCGGAGCTTGCGACCGGCGAGAAAATGAGTGCGCTGATGGGCAAGATTGCCGCTGCCGTCAAGAAGTTCATCGCTCATATCGGCAGCAAGGATAACCCTCATGAACTGACGGCAGATAAAATCGATGCTGCGAAGAAAGATCACAAGCACGACGCCGGAAGCATTGAGACCGGCGTACTGGGGCTTGAACGCGGCGGTACGGGAGTAACCAAGATTGAGGATCTGAAAAACCTCATTGGCACGAATGCCGTTATGAACGTATATTCTGGTGACGGCACGGTGAAGCGCCTGATTAACGTAGGTTTCAAGCCCTCTGCAGTCATTCTGTGCAGCGGAAACGGCTTCATGGGCGATTCCACGAAGGGCGTATGCGGCGGCCTTGCGCTTGGCGCTTACGGTCTGAGAAGCGCAGCCAGCGATCTTCCTTCGCATGCAACGACCTGGGACGACACCTACACCGCTATGCTCATTACGGACGAAGGTTTTTACGTCAACTTCTTCGAGGGTGAAACGCCGCAGCAGCGCATTGCCACGAATGAGGCGGGCGGAACCTACCTTTACATCGCGTACAGATAAGGAGGACGTATGGCAACAGTCAAAATAACTGAAAAAGAACTCGTTTCTGCTGTAAAGCAGGAAGCGAGTTTTTTGATTACCCAGAAGGAAATGGTGAACGGCACGGAAACCGAAGCGCTCCGACGCGCCGAGATGGCCGTTATCGTAGCGGCGCTGCAGGCTGCAGGCATCAACAAGGATTTGCTTTCCAAAGCGGCATTCGACAAGTTGCAGCCGGAGATCATCAAATCTATTGAACCCACCGAAGAAGGACTGCTGATTACCTATCTGGACAACAGCAGCGAAACCCTTTCCATCTCCACCGGCGGTCTTGCGTTTGACGCCATCAATTACGACCAGGAAACGGGCTATCTGCACATTACGATGAACGGTGAAGATGTGGTTAGCCCGTGCTTCATCGGCGGTGGCGGCGGCAGCGGCATGACCGGCACGAAGGTTGTGCTGCAGATTCTCAACGCCAGCAATACGCTGACGATGGCCCATGGAGAGGACTTTGACCTGCTGTTCTCCTTCTACGATTACGACAGCAGCGGCGATTACACCACTTCTACGGGCGTGCTGGAAGTATCGGTCAATAATGTGATTGTGCTGACGAAGAATATCAATCAGGGCAATCACAGCATCCCTATCGGCTCTTTCCTGACAGAGGGCCAGAACCGCGTTAAGATCAAGGTGACGAACGAAGATGACATCTACGCCACGAAGTCCTGGCTGATTGATGCAATCGCGCTTTCGGTCAGCTCTACGCTGGATGATACTGCGGTATATACCGGCGTGCTGCCGCTGTACTATACGCCGGTCGGCAACAACATCGAAAAAACCATCCATTTCGTCGTTGACGGCGACGAGATTGCCACGGCCACTGTGACGGCTTCCAACCGCCAGCAGCGCCAGGACATCCCGGAGCAGAGCCACGGCGCACACAGGCTCAAAGTATACGCCACGGCCACGGTTGAAGGCGTCAGCGTGACCAGTAACGTGCTGGAATGGGACGTGATCTGGGCCGAGACCAACAACATGACGCCGATCATTGCGTGCAGCTTTGAGGGCACTGTGCAGCAGTATACCACGGTGCGCATCCCGTACCTGGTTTACAACCCTGCCAGCCTGAAAGCGGATATCGAGCTGCTGATTGATGGCGCGGTTGTCAATACCATGTCCATTGACCGCACGCGGCAGTATTGGGATTACAAGCCTGAAACCAGCGGCGAAAAGAAACTGACCATCAAATGCGGCGACGAGGAAAAGGACATCAAGTTGACGGTTACCGAAATCGGCATCACCGTTGAACCTGTTACGACAGGCCTTGTAATCGACCTGAATCCCACCGGCCACAAGAATGCGGACACCAACCGCCTTGAGTTTGGCTACACCGACGAAGGGGGCGTCAATCACCCTCTGACCTTCTCTGATAATTTCGATTGGGAGAACGGAGGTTTCCAGACGGATGCGGACGGAAACACTTATTTCTGCGTAAAATGCGGAACGAGTGTCAGTTTCGACAAGGGCCTGTTCGGCGACGACGCCATGCGCACGGGCAAGGAAATCAAGATCGTCTTCAAGGCAACCAACTGCCGCAATTACGACGCCCAGGTAGCAAGCTGTTATTCTGATGGCATCGGCCTTGTGGTGCAGGCGCAGAGGGCGACGCTCAAATCCGAGCAGACAACCATGGAAGTGCCGTACTGCGAGGATAGCATTATCGAAATGGACGTCAATATTGAGCCGGACAGCAAGGATCGCGTCATGATGATCTGGCTGGAGGGTGTCCCTTCCAAGGTCGCCATCTACGAGGAGAACGACAACTTCACACAGGATCAGGAGCAGATGTTCACCATCGGCTCCAACGAGTGCGACGTCCATATTTACCGAATCAAGGCCTATTCCAACGATCTGACGCAGTATGAAATCCACGAGAACTGGATTGCAGACGCCCCGGACGCACAGGAAATGGTAGCACGTTATACCCGCAACGACATCTACGATCAGAACGGCGATATCGACATCCAGAAACTCAAGGGGGCCAATCCCGATCTGCGCGTGATTGAAATCTATGCCGAGCGCATGACGACCGGCAAGGAGGACAAGGTGACGTGCAAGGTTGTACATACCATGCGCAGCGGCGGCGACGCCCACACCTTCACCGGCGAGGGCGTGGTAATGAAAGCGCAGGGTACATCCTCTGCGCAGTACGGCGAATCGGCCTTGAATCTCGACCTTGAGTTCAAAAACGGATTTGTTTTTGGCGACGATACCAAGGCGGACGTGTACAGCATGACGGAGAACAGCATCGGCGTTGATTACTTCAACATCAAACTGAATGTTGCCAGCTCCGAAAATGCCAACAACGTCATCATGGCGGATGAGTACAACACCTATCAACCCTACTTTACCCCGGCCAGAGCCGCCGATCCGCGCGTGCGCGACACCGTTGAAGGTCATCCGTGCGTCGTATTTTTCCACAACACCAGCAACGAGACGGTGCAGATGGGCGCTATCAGCGTTCCGGCGGGCAGCACAGCGCTGTTTGGCTGCGGCGACATGAACAACAGCAAAAAGAATTTTGATGTGTTCGGCCAGGGATATGACGAGGAACATTACCCCCTGCAGTGCTGTGTGGAGATTTCCAACAACACCAACTTCCAATGCCTTTTCAAAGATGCCGACCTGACCAACGAAACGTGGGACGGCAAGGGCAGTTTTGGGTTCCGCTATCCCAAGGAGCCCACCAACGGCATGAGGATTGCGTTCCAGCGCCTCCTCTCCTGGGTTGTGTCCACCGACCGCACAGCGGCGACGGGTGCAGCGCTTAACCCTGCTGTGACCTATGGCGAGACCACCTACACCCACGATACAGCAGAGTATCGTGCAGCCAAGTGGATCAACGAGTACAGCAACTACTTTGTGCATGATTCGCTGATCTACCACTATGTCTTTACCGAACGTCACTCGATGGTCGATAACCGCGCGAAGAACGTCTTTGTCAGCACGACGGACGGCGTACATTGGGACTTTACCAAGGACTATGACAACGATACGGCTGACGGTAACGACAACGAGGGCGGCCTGACCCTCTCCTACGGCATGGAGGACACGGACACCATCGGCTCCAAGGATGTCTTCAATGCATCGGGCAGCGTGATTTGGTGCAATGTCCGCGACCTGATGTTTGATGACTGCAAGGCGATGTTCGTATCCCTTGAATCCAAGGGTGCATGGGACGCAGAACGTATCCTGGCAAAGTACAAGAAATATCAGGGCGCAAGGCCGGAAGCGCTTATCATCGAAGACATGTGGAAAAAGTACATCAAGCCATTTACCAACAACGGCACGGTTGCCTACCTGGAAATGATGTACGGCACAAAGGAGGATCAGCGCAGGCAGTATGAAACCTACCAGGAGAAATACTGTTCCAGCAAATACAACGGCAGCATTGCCACCTCCGACACGATCACCTTCCGCGCTTACACCCCGGAGAATTGGACAGGTGTAGCCCCCAGCAGCATCATCACGGTAACGCCCTACGCGGACATGTACATCCATCTCAAGTCCGGCTCCGGCGAAGCCCGCGTACGCGCCAAGCGCAATGTGGCTTATGAGCTTGTATGCCCCATTGATACGCTGAATGATACGGAAATCTATCTGTACAGCGCATCGAATATCGCAGACGTTGGTGATCTGGCTGCGCTGTATGTCGGTTATTTCAACATCGCCAGCGCGGTCAAGCTGCGCAGGCTGAAATTCGGCGACGGCACGACCGGGTATACCAATACCAACGCTACCACCATCGGCCTTGGTAACAACACCCTGCTTGAAGTGCTTGACATCCGCGGATGTCCCAATATGGCCGTCGGCCTGAATCTGACGAGCTGCGGGGCGCTGACGACACTGGAAGCGGAAGGAAGCGGCATCACGGGCGTCAACTTTGCGCGTGGCGGCAAGGTGCGCACGGCGCACATTCCGGCGGTCGCAAGCCTTTCTGCGGTTGCGCTGAAGGAACTGGCCGACTTCCGCATGACCGGCTATAACAATCTGCGCACGCTGCGCATTGAGGAATGTCCCACGCTGAACGTGCTGGATATTATCAAATCTGCAACCGGACTGACGCGCGTGCGCATCCTGGGCATTGACTGGATGTTGGAAACGACCGATCTGCTGGATTGGCTGGTTGGCCTCAAGGGCCTGGATGAAAGCGACCACAACCT